GGTCGTCGGGCTGCGCGACCTCGCCGGCGAGCACCAGATCGGCCAGCCCCATGCACACCTGGTCGACGTCAGCCTTGAGCGCCTCGACCTTGACGCGCCGCGGCGGCCACCTGTCCGCGCCCGGCCGGCGATGCTCGGCCAGGTCCGCCGCGACCGCCGCGGCCGGCCCGGCCGGGAACCAGCCCACCGTGCGCGGCCGCACCCGCCGCACGATGCCGGGCAGCTCGCGGCGCAGCTGCTGAGTGCAGCCGCGGCCCTGCCACTGCTCGACGACCTCCACGTGCACCCGCCCGTCGAGCAGCGCGGCCGCGGCCAGCGTCGCGTGAGTGGCATCCAGGCTGACGTCGAGGCACAGCGCCACCCGGTCGCGGTGCTCGGCCAGGCTGACCGGTTCGCCGGCGCCGGCGGCCTCCCACGCGTCGGGGTCGATCGCCGCGTCGAGCAGCGGCACCCGCATGCACAGGACCTCGGTTTTGAAGGTGGCCAGCTCTTCACCGCCGGCCGCCTTGGCCCGCATGCCGGCGCCGAGCAGCGCGTCGGGGTCGGTGCGCCGGCCCAGGTCCGGGTTCGCCATCGCCAGCGCCGCCAAGTCCTCCGGGTCGGCGCCGGCCGGCGCCGACCATTCGAACAGCCCGAGCCGCGGGTCGCCCTGACCCGTTTCGATGTAGTGCAGCGCCGGCAGCCGCAGCGCGTCGAGCACCACCGCCTGCTCGTCGCCCTGGTTCGAGATGGCGACCAGCTGCGCGTCGCGGACCGCGTTCATGGCGTTCGAGGTGGCGCCCCACGCGGAAAAGTCGGCATGATCGCGGATCTCGTCCAAGATCGCCCGATGGACCGTCAGCGACCGGCCGGCGCGGCGGTTGCTCGCCGCGATCTTGTAACGGGAGCCGTGCAGGGTGGTCAGTGACTCTTCACCGATCGTCTCGCGGACAGCTCGCCGGCCCAGCTCGGCGGCCAGGTGCTCATTGCCCAGCGCCACCGCGCACAACACCCGCCACGATTCCTTGGCATAGTCGCGGCTGGTGGAGGTGCCCAGCACCAGCGGCACCTGCTCCACGAACAACCAGAACAGGCTCAGTTTGCGCGCCCACGACGTCTTGCCCTGCTGCCGCGCCACCAGCACCAGCACCACCCGGAACCGCGGCCGGCCGTCGTCGAGCAGCTCGCCGGCGTGCAGAGACAGCCACGACTGCCATTCGTCGTTGGGCTCGTACAGGACCTCGGCGCAGAACCAGTCGAAGTCAGGGCCCCACGACGTGTCGGCGTTCAGCTCACGTAGCGGAGGTGTCCACAACCTCGGGGTTGTCGAGCCGAGCAGCTCGCCGTGCCCGGAGCTGGTCGAGCGGGCTGGTGCTGTGACCACGACCACCTCTCACGATCGCCGCGCGGGCCCGCGGGCTCAGCTCGAGCGCCTCGAGCGCGGCGAGCAGCTTCGGCCCGAGCAGACCGACCACGTGCACCCGCTCGACCCGCGCCAGCTGGCCCACAAGCCGGTCGTGCAGGTCGACGTCGACCTCGTACACCTCACGGAGAACCTTGGCTAGCGACACGTGCACCAGCTCGGCGCCGTCGATCTCCCGAGCGTAAGTGAGGGCCAGCTCTCGGGCGCCGCCGTCGACCGGTTGTGCGGACCCGACAGTTTCGAGTTCGCGCAGCGCCCGGCGCACCGCCGTGGCAAGTCTCACGTGTTGTCACCTCTCGACAGCTTGTGGGCTGTACCATCCCACCGTGCGGTGGCCCTGGCAGCGAATCCCTGACGTCGCCGCGCCGCGCGACCTGATCTCAGTGTCCGACCCCGCGCTGGTCGAATGGTTCGGCGCCGCGCCCACCTACGCCGGCGTCTCGGTCGGTGAAACCAGCGCGCTAGGCATCCCCGCCCTCTATCGGGCGGTTGCGCTGATCGCGGGCACCATCGCGGCGCTGCCGCTGAAGACCTACCGCGACACCGGCGACGGTGAACGGCAGCAGATGACGTCGTTCCTCGACGACCCCGGCGGGCCGAGCGGCCCCACGCCGTTCGAGTGGAAAGAGACGGTGCTCATGCACCTGGTGCTCCACTCCAACGCGTACCTGGCGCACGTGCGCAACCAGGGCGGCGGGCTGGCCGCGCTCATCCCGGTGCACCCCGGCGGCGTACAGGTGGACCCGCCCAACCGGGAGCGGCCGCACACGGTGTACAAGGCGCGCCTCGCCGACCGCACCCTGCGAGAGTTCACCGCGGCGACGATGACGCACATCGTCGGGCCCTGCCCGAACGGATACCAGGGCCTGTCGCTGATCCAGGTGGCCCGGCAGTCCCTGGCCACGACGATCGCCGGCGACCGGGCCGCGGCCAAGCTGTACGGCAACGGGTTCCTCGCCGGCGGGCTGGTCACACCCCGAGACGACGACGTCGAAGAGGGCGACGGCGAGACGATCAAACAGAACCTGCACGAGCGCGCCGGCGGGTGGGAACACGCCGGCGAGCTGGCGTTCATCAACCGCAAGCTACAGCTCGACAAATGGACGATGACCGCCGAAGAGGCCCAGTTCCTCGAGTCGCGGCGCTACCAGGTCGAAGAGGTGGCCCGCTGGACCGGTGTGCCACCGCACCTGCTGATGCAGACCGAGAAACAGACCTCATGGGGTACCGGTGTGGCCGAGCAGAACCGCGGCCTGGGCCGCTTCACCCTGCTGCCGTGGACGCGCCGCATCGAAGAGCGCCTGTCGCGGCTGCTGGCCCAGCCTCGCTTCGTCGAGTTCGAGTTCGCCGGGCTCGAGCGGCCCAGCCCCGAGCAGGAAATCCGGCTGCTCATCGAGCAGGTGGACGCCGGGCTACTCACCGTCGACGAAGCCCGCAAGATCCGCAACCTCCCGCCGCTCGAGCGCGCACCCGGCGACGTGGTGCCCGATGACGTCGACGTCGACCAGGTGGAGGCCACCCGATGAGCGGCATCCGTGAGCTGCTGCCGCCGGGCCTGCTGCGCCATCACCGGGCGCCGGCCAACCGGGACCGCGGCGCCTGGTACAGCGTCCGCAACCAGGCCGCCGGCGACGACGACCGGGCGATCGTCGACCTGTACGACGTCATCGGGGAATGGGGAGTGAGCGCGCAGGAGTTCGTCCGCGACCTGCGCGAGATCGACGCGTCGGTGATCGAGCTGCACATCAATAGTCCCGGCGGGCTGATCCACGACGGGCTCACCATCTACAACGGGCTCCGCGACCACCCGGCGCGGGTCGAGGCGATCGTCGACGGCATCGCGGCGTCGGCCGCATCGTGGATCTTGCAGGCCGGTGAGATCCGCACCATGAACCGGCACACCGAGCTGATGATCCACGACGGGTTGGCGTTCACCATCGGCAACGAGCAGGACCACCTGGACACCGCGGCCCTGCTCGGCCGGCTGTCGGAGAACATCGCGTCGATCTACGCCGAACGGGCCGGCGGCACCGTCGAGGACTGGCGGGCCGCGATGCGCACCGAAACCTGGTACACCGCCGATGAGGCCGTCGACGTCGGGCTGGCCGACGACGTGATCACCGACGACGACGGCGCGTCCAACCATTCCACCCGCGCGGAGCTGGTCACCCACCGTGCCCGCGTGTTCGCCACCTGAGAGGAAGCACCGATGACCGCCACCGCCGCGCCGAAGCCACCCGACCCGACCACCGCCGAGGTGGAGGATTGGGAGGACTACAAGTCGGTTTACGCCGCGTGGCTGGACAAGGCCACCGACGAGGACCTGTTGGCCGAGATGGTCGCCCTGCCCGTCGAGGGCGCCCCGTTCACCCCATCCGAAGCGTGGCGGTACCACCAGTGCGAGCTGCGGCGCCGGCAACCGCCCACGACGGCCAAGCGCACCCGCGCCAAGAGCCAGGAAGGCTGACCCGCCATGCCACGTCGACTCGCCCCGCAGCAGCAGACCCCCCCGGCCGCTCCCGGCCCGCAAGATCACCGGCGGCCCGCGGCGGGCCGTCAGGCCCCGCCGGCGCCGGCGGCAGCTCCGGCGCCGGCGGCTGACCCGCCCGTGCCCGCTACCCTCGACGAGATCCTCGACGAGATGCACGACCTCGCCGTGAACGCCGACACCCGCACCCTCACCGACGACGAGGCCACCCGCTACGAGCGGCTCGAGTCGGCGCTGGCCGGCGCCCGCCGCAGCCAGAACATCCGCGCCCGGCAGAACGCGTATGAGACGCCGATGCCCGGTGATCTGCCCGCGCTGGTGCACGCCGGGCAGCCACGCCGCGACGACGCCTATAACCAGGCATTCAACGCCTACCTCCGCACGGGTCAGCCCAACCAGGACCTGATCAACGCCCAGGGTGTGTCACCGGACAGCGCCGGCGGGTTCCTGGTGTCGCCGCAGTTTCGGCAGAAGCTGGTCGAGGTGCTCAAGTCCTACGGCGGGCTGGCCGGCGAGGTGGACGGGTTCGACACCGCACGCGGCGGCGACGTCGAGTATCCCTCGGTCGACGACACCGCGTCGGCGGGTGCGATCACCGCCGAGGGTGTGGCGTTCGCCACCGGCACCGACCTGGTGTTCGGCACGATCACCATGAAGGCGTGGAAGTACACCTCGACGGGCGCCGACGCCAACGCCGGGCTGCGGGTCAGCGTCGAGCTGTTGCAGGACTCGGAGTTCGACGTCGAGGCGATGCTGGCGCGGGTGCTCGGCATCCGCATCGCCCGCAAGCAGGCCGTCGACTGGGTGTCCGGCGCCGGTACGACGCTGCCGTTCGGGATCGCGCACGCCGGGCTCACCGCGGACGTGGTGCTCGCCGCGGGCAACCCGATCACCTACCAGAAGCTGCTCGACGTCGAGACGGCGCTGGACCCCGCGTACGAGCAGAACGCTAAGTGGGCGTTCAGCAAGAACACGTGGCAGCGGATCCGGGCGCTGCTGGGCTCCGATGGCCGGCCCCTGGTCCAACCATCGGGCGAGGCCGGTATGGGCGGCCGCCCGCAGCGGGAGCTGCTCGGCTATCCGGTCGTCATCGACCAGGGATTCCCGCTGTCGACCACCCTCAACGCCCGATGGGGCGTGCTCGGCGATCTGACGGAGGCGTACGCGATCCGCCGCGTCGCAGACTTCACGATGGTGGTGAACCCGTTCACGCGGGCCAACTTCGGCCAGGTGGAGTACGTGGCGTGGGAGCGCGCAGATGGCAACGTCCAGAACCGGAAGGCGTACGCGCTGGCCCAGGCGAACGCGGCCTGAGCGCAGCAGCAGGGAAGGGGCGCGGCCGCGGTGGTGTGGCAGCCGGATTACGTCACGGCGTCGGAGCTGGCCGATTTCCTGCGGATCGGCGACAACTTCGACGACGTGCAGCTGACCCATGCCATCGCGGCCGCCTCCCGCGCGATCGACAGCCACTGCCACCGCCAGTTCGGCAAGGTCGCCGCCGCGGAGGAGCGGCGCTACACCGCGGCGTGGTCCCGGCAGCGTGGCCGCTGGGTGGTCGAGTTCGACGACGTGCAGGACGTGACCAACTTCAACCCGTTCGTGGCCGCTGGGTCGATCACCGTCTACACCCGAGAGCCAGTGAACGCCCCGCAGAAGGGCAAGCCGTTCACAGGGATGGTCGTCGACCCGGCGTCACCGGTGAAGCCGAGCAGCGAGGCCCACGCCGTCACCATCAACGCCGACTGGGGATGGACCGCCGTGCCCGCCGCGGTGAAGGAGGCCACCCTGCTGCAAGCGTCACGGCTGCACTCCCGCCGCGACTCACCGTACGGGGTCGCCGGTTCGCCTGAGCTGGGCTCCGAGCTGCGGCTGCTGGCGCGGGTCGACCCCGACGTGGCCGTGTCGCTGACCGGCCTGATCCGCTGGTGGGCCGCCGCATGATCTTGGCCGATGTGATGACGCAGGTCGCGCAGCGCCTCGACACGATCACCGGGCTGCGCGTGTTCGACTACCCGCCCGCGAAGGTGACACCACCCGCGGCCGTCGTGGCCTACCCGGACGACCTCACCTTCGACGCCACCTACGGCCGCGGCGCGGACCGGCTCACCCTGCCCGTGGTGGTGGTCGTTGGGAAGGCGTCGGATCGGGCGTCCCGCGACCAGCTCGCCGCCTACTGCAACGGCACCGGCACCCGATCGGTCAAAGCCGTTGTCGAGGCCGGCGAGTTCACCGCGTTTCACACGGTGCGGGTGGTGGGCGCAGAGTTCGACGTGGTGAGCATCGCCGGCAGCGAGTACATCGCCGCCCTGTTCGAGCTCGACATTTTCGGTGAGGGGACCTGACCCATGCTGACGACGAAGCTGACCACCGAGCTGGACGCCACCCTGACCGACGTGCTCGACCTGGCCACCGCGGCCGCGCCGATCACCTACCGCCAGCAATTCAAGCTGGCCAGCGGCGTCGGGCTGGGCCAGGCGGACAAGCTGTGGCACGACCAGCGCACCATCAACGCCAGCGCCACAGACCCGATCGACCTGGCCGGCGCCCTGGTCGACGCCCTCGGCGACGTCGTCGTGTTCGCCCGGATCAAAGCGATCATCGTGGCGGCCGCCGCGGCGAACGTGAACAACGTCAACGTG